AGCATTTTCATAAATGACCGATAAAACAAATCGACCACTAGAATTAACATCTATCACGTTTGTATATTTGGTGTCTGGGTTATTTGTTATAGTTATGTTCAATGGAATAGTTTGTTTTGAACCCTCGGCAACGAAAACTTTAGATATTTTACAAAGTGGACAATTAAATCTATAAGTGATAAATCCTCCATCAGGTCTTCTAATATTATAATACAATGGTCCTTGGAAACTCGGTAATGTAACATCAGTACTTCTCTGAATGAACGATAATGACCCTTGAGGTTGCACCCCTGTTTCGGAAGATGGAACTATCATTCGGAACCTAACTGATTTAGTATCATCTTTTGGATTCTTTTCTCTATTTTCAGGTCTAGCACGTAAATAAATTGATGTACTAATTTCCAATCTCTTTCCTTTTTCCATCTCAAGTACCTCACTAAACTCCGCATCAATAAACTGTTGTCTAGTAATTGAGAAAGTTTGTCCATCGGGAGATACAAAACCTAAAAGTTTAGACGATTCTGACGTTTCAATTGAAGTTCGAGTAACCGTATTATTAGGTCCCACTTCAATGAGGTCGATAATATAACTGTATTCTACTTGAGGCTCTATTTTCCATACCCCACCTACATAATCATTTTGATCCACTTTAACTGTTAAAATTTCAGTACCAAGTTCATTATCAATTTTTTCAGAAATAAACATAGGTGGATTTAACATAGTTTCTTGAAGATTGGCACTACCACTTACATTCTCTTGTTCAGAAACTGGAATAACTTCTGTAGTCTTAGTATTCTCGTAACCTCCAGGTGATGATGTTGTGGTATTCTGTAGTGCCGGATTAAATGTAAAATCTACTAAACTTTCAAAATTACCATATTCAGTTGTAACTGTTATACTTCCTGTTGCAACATTTTGTCCTTCAGGGATTTGAATTTCAGGTAGAATAAATCTTAATGTTTCAGAATTGAACACTGTGATATCCTTCAACTCAACATCTTTATTAATTACTGTGATTGATTTCAAAGACTCAAAATTTCTACCATTCACTTGAACAATCGTACCCGTAAATCCTGCAGATGGTGAGAATGTAGATAAAACTGGTGGTGGACAAGTTTGACCAACATTTGGTGGTATAGGTGATGGAGTTGGTGTCACTCCAGGTGTACTAGCTTCATTCTCAACCTTTTTATCTACAGAGTTGAATTTAATTACAGTATCTTTACTAATCAAACCAGCATCTGTCGCTGACGATAATGCCTTTGCAAATGTCTTTCTGACTTTATTGAACTCTGTTTTATTCGTGTCATAATACTGTTCGGAAACGTTACTCTTAGGCCAATAACAAACATAATATTTTGCAAGTCCGAGTTGAACAATTCTATCAATGTTTTGTTGTAATCGTCCTGCCATGAATGTTATATACTTATCTAATGACTCAAAATGTGCAATTGGTTCTGATGAGGTTGTCGATGGATTAGTTCGTATATTAACACAACTATAATTTCTTTCTATCAATGAAACTTGCCCACCCCAATTTTGATTTAAAGATAATGTTCCTAAATTATTATTCCATCCATTAAAAGACCCTACATTCGTATTAGAATTTGACTGATAAGTTCTAATGTAGGATATAGTATATATCGCAGTTTGTAAATCTACCTGATTAGGGTAAAGTCGTTTCAAAGCATTTGCAAAATCAGTAGGAGTAACTTTTGTTACCTGGCCAGCGACCGAAACATATCCAGGATTTGCATTCAAATAAACAGGGTCAGTAATTTTTAAAGTACATGAATTCGTTGTATCTAAAGTGTTATCCGCTTCTTGAACAACTTCAGTCGATTTAATATTATCACTTGTAGCCGGTAATTTTACTTGGTCTTTTTTAATTTGTAATACCTCTTCTAATTTTGTTATCAGATTTTGATTAATACTTTGTAATAAATTATCTATTTGTGGTAAATCAAAATAACCTTGTCTAGTACCATCAAAAGTAGTTTGAAAATTTCCAGGTTGTATTGTGTGATTCACACTAGTAATCATGTATGAACCATCAAACATTGGTACGTGTCTCAAATTAAAATACATCATAGGTTGTAGTAATGCGTTTCCTAAACATGTTATTGTTGACCTATAAGACCTATACTTATATAAGTCGTATAAACCAACATTTTGTGTTGACACAGGACGACCATTGACTTGATTTGACATATCAAGTACGGCGTTTATTGATTCAGACGTAGCCTTTCCATTATCTTGTGAAACTGACATTGAATAAAAAATATTTTGATTTCTTATTCCAACGTCAACATTGAATCCTACACATCTATTTGAAAACGCCCAATCCTTTTTACCTTGTTGATTTTCAATTAATGGATTAGGTTGTCTACTCATATCAAATCCATCACTCTTAAATTTGAAACTATTTTTTTGAACATTCGGATATTGTGATGGTTTTCCAACGTAAAAACAAACCAATTTTGGAGCCGCGTTTGTGTAATCAACATTCAAAAAAGTCCCCCATAAATTATTAGCAAATTCAGAAGAAGGTTGTGTTCTAGGTGATGAGACTCCATCTACCTCTTGAATACCATAAAAGTTGACATAAGCCGGAAGTGGCATTACAGTAAAGTTATTGTTCCTCAAAATTGTGGTGATGAAGGTATAAACACTCATTGTTTGATTCAACGAATTTTCATTAAACATATCTTGGAGACTGAATATATCCAATATGATTGTTTCTCCTATGTTTCGTGATGCCCTATCTAAAAATAAAAAGTCTTCAAACAAAGTTTTTGTGCTGTAGTCTCCACCCGCAATCCATTTATCATTCAGTGCTTTGAATACTTCATACATTTCCACTTTACCTTGTTCTCCTGAAATTACGCTATTAATTACCCTTTCAGGTAATTGTACTTGATCGGGTAAATCTTTCCTCAATCGGCTTAAAACTCCATTCAAAAAGTTATCTTGAATTACAGATTCTCTTTGTAGATATTGACTTAGTTGATTTTGAAATTGGGCTGCACTCAAATTTGGGTTTACTAACTTTTGAGTAGCATACATTTTAATAATTGGAGCCAACAATGTAATATTCCGACTTGAAAACTCAATATTATTATCAATAAAGAAATCTGTAATATATGACCCTAAAGAACTATATCTAACATTCGGAATTGTTGAAAACCCTACCTCAGTTTCTAATGTGGTCCATGCCTCCCTATTATTAATTTGGGATTGACTTAATGTCAAATTACTACCTGCTTGTGGTAATGAATTAGGCACATATGGTTCAAACTCAATTGGGTTAACAACAACTTGTTGATTATTATATGACAAATAAGAATCAAAAATTCTTCGTTCATAGTTTGATGGGTTACCATATTTGAATATAATATCGTAATCCATAAATGATTTTATTCCATTTTGGAAAACTTCATATTGATTATTGATTGTATTTTTAAAATATTGTTCATCTGTTTCTGATTGTACCTTTCTTGGTACTGTCATCAAACTTTTGAACAACGATTGGAAGTTTGTGAAGTTCGCATTAGTATTGACTGTAGATTGTCCAAATGTAGTTACATTAGGTCCGACAGTGGCGTTAGCCATTGGTTTACAAAAATTCAAGAATTCAAGTTCAAATGAATCTAAAATCTTCTTTTCGAAAACAGAAAAAACTTCTTCAATTTTTGTGTAATCGTTTTGAGTTAGAAAATATAATGGAGTTTGATTATTTTCAGTTGTAATTAAATTCAAATAAGAATCTGGCTCAGGAAATGCCAATTGGTTACTATCGAAATAACCATAGTTCGGTGCAGACCATAAACATCTAACTGTTCCGTTATACATATTTGGATTACTAGTTAAATCTACTTTAGTCGTTGGTGTTGTCGTTTGATTAATAACACAAGAATTAATTGTTTGATTGAATGGTGTACCAAATGAGGGTACTACAAAATAATCATCTCCTTTAGTATTGTCATTAGGATTACACTCAATTGGAGGTTGTGGCACTGAATTGGGTAGTACAACTGACCAAGTTATCAATCTTAAACTTTTATCTCCTTGTTTAACACTATTAATATTTGAGGAACTAAAATTGTATAGTTTCATACCAGAGTTGACACTATTTTGTATTTCTTCATCAGTATAGAACTGATACAAATCATAACCAGTATAAAAAACATTGAAGTCATTTATTACTTTAGGGTAAAATCCGACTTGCATTCCTATATCAGCAACTCCTTCACTTTGTAATTGAATATCGGTTGTTGTCCCCTCATATTTGAAAAAATATGATTTGGTAGTTGAACTTGTGGGAGGATAGTAATTCCCGGCGTAGTCAAAGTTTTTCCAAGCACTTTCTAAGATATCAACATTTGTTTCTTTATATTTTTTGTATCTATGCCAAATTGAACCATATTTCAAAATCCAAGCATAAGGTAGTTTGTGGATTGCTCCAAATTTCTTCAATACTGACGAAATATAATCCAAATCACTTGTGACATCATTTGTTAATGATTTGTATTTTTCTCTCAATGTCGCTAAAGGTAATGAGTTCAAGAACAAATATGCGGCTTGTACATATGGATAGGTGTTTCCTGACGCTCTTGAATTATAAACACCGTTTTGTATCGCGTTTATAAAGTAAGGTGTATTCAACATTGAAGTAGTACTTCTTGGACTGAAAGCACCTGTTGGTGTGGTTCCATTAATATATCCTTCGGTAGCAATAAATTGATTTGGATTTCGGGTTAAATAAAACACCTCAAATCCAATTGGCCCTGAGAAAATTGTTGAAGGGTTCTGATTAAGTATGTATGAAAAATTTGTTACAGGTCTATTAGTGGTATAATCATAAACGTCTGTAAAGTTGGCAATTATCTTTCTTGGTTCAAAAATAGTTAATGACTTATTTGTATTATAAACTTGATTAGAAAGGGCTGTGTTGCCTTGGTTCAAATTGTTCAAACACCAATTTGGGTCAGTATAAGGTAAAGTATCTACAATAAGTGGGTCGTTTGATGCATTAGAAATTAAAGATCGTAAAGCGTCAGACTTTGTTGTGACTTGTGGTATCTTACCAATGTCCAACGTATCTAAAATTGCAAAAGAATTTTGTGTAATTCCTTTAATATATGGAGTAACAAAGAAATCTCTTATATAATCTTGATATGCTCGTCCTGTACCTGAGTTTGAAATACTTTCTAAAAAATCAGGATAATTCTCGGAATTAAGATTAAAGTTTTTTAGTTTTAGTGTTAGATACGGAGAGCTAATGCCAAGTTTCTTTTGTATGTTATTAGTTTCGGTTTCAATATTCAATCTAAGTAATTCATCAGTTTGATTAGAATTAGCTCGTACAAATCCTGAATAATGAGAAGTCAAAAATTGACGTTCCCAAATTTCATAGAAAAATTTGACTTCTTCTTTGTTTGAGTATGCCAATCCTATAGATGGAAATTCGATAGGATTAATATTAATAATATTTGTGTCTCTTTCACTTTCTAATGGCGGAGAAGCAATCGGGTTTTGAAATTTTTGTGTTAATCCCCTGAGATATTCTTCAACAAATTCAACTTCAGGCCACTTATCAAACAGATACCCTTGAGTCAAATTAACAACAGAAGGGTCTGCGATATATTTTAATTGAAATTTATTTTTATCCTCTGAGGACTCCACAGAAAATTGAGGCCATGGATAAACAGGTATCTGAGAATTGACCGCATCGGCGTTTAATTGATTCTCATTGAATAACAGGAACTCATCTCTAGAAACTAAATCTCTTGTATCACTACTAGGTGCTGATGACGGATTATAAAATATTGCACGGCTACGAACTGGATCATATTTTACATCCCAAGCCTTCGTATGTACATCATCCAAAAGACGAATGAATCCTTCCGCCGATGCCATTATTACTGCAATCATATTTCTTACAGTAGGTTTGAATCCAATACCTGTGTCAGTGTCTTCAATTTTTCTTAAAAGTAATGCTGAAATCTCACTTTCAGATTCAGATAACTTTTTGTTTGCTTGTGACTCCATCGAAGAAATGTCTTTAATAAATCTTCGTTCCCCTTCAAATACAAACCAAGATTGTGGAATTGGTTTCGAATTTAACAAATTAAAAATCAATGCTAAAGCCCCAACCCCTGTAAAGGCGCTGGCATTTGATTCAAATTCAGTTGGGATAAACAAATAAGAAAGACTTTTCCTTAAATTCAGTTCGTCTTCCAAAGTTGGATTACTAATTCCAGTTTGGATTCTAACTGTTTCAAACCAATTAATACTACTTCCGTCAGGAGGAGTTATTGAAATCGTGTCGTACTTTATTGGATTCGGAATTGGAACAGTACCCTTTGTTCCTAAAGTAGAGTTTTCGGATAATTCCTTATTGAATTCGGTAATGTCACCTTGTAATTTGGAAATGGCAGTATCTTTAACTTCACGAGACAAATCTTTGAAGACATACGCTCTCTCTCCCGATTTTAATACAATCGGTTTTGGATTCAGATAAGTCTTAAACCAAGATGTTTCCCCTCCAACAATTGCATTAAAATATCGAGTCAACGTATCTTTATAGTTTCTGATGTTCGTTAAAGGTTCTACGTCAGCTTTTTCGAAAGAATTAAAAATGTTTGCTTCAAATTGTTGCAACTTATTCATTAATTGTACCAACGTAAGTTCAGGAAAATTAGGCGGAATTAACCCCTTGGCTTTGTACTCACTGTAGACTTCAATTATTTTTTGATATCCTTTTTCAGCAACAATTTGTGTTACCACAGCAGTATTAGACCCCACATTGTTAGCCCCCTTTTCCGCTTGTGTACTCGCTTGTGATTCAGCAGCTTTATTTGATTGTTGTGGACCGTCTAATGTTTGGGTGATATCAAACCTTTGGCTATACATGTGGGGAGCAGCAATGAGATGTCCCATTGAAATTTCTTCCAATACGTTGAATTTATATCCTACGAAGTTTAATCGAACCTGATAATTTCCACTAAACCCATTGAATGAAGCGTGGAAAGTTTTTAAGTTAAGTTGATATCTAATTGCTTGCCCATAATACCCTTTTAGTGTAAGATAGAATGGGGGGTATGGCTGATTAAAGAATGCTGCATAAGGTGAACTATCACCAAATTCAAAAAGACCTTTTCCTTGTACATCCTCCAAAAGTATTTCAACTGTTGGAACGAAGCTTGTATTTGTAGTAATGTTGATTGAAGTGATACCCAATAGTCCAGTATCAATAATTTCTCGTTGATTTACGGACGTATTAAGTGAGTAAGGGTTTTGAGAATTATTAGTAGTATTTGCAATTTCGTTTGGTTGATTGACACCATTAAATTGAGTTGTATTTTCTCCTGTCAATTCGTCGTAATACCCCGTACCTAAAGATGAATTTTTTGTTGGTTTTAGAAAATTCATTTTAGTAACAGAAATAGTTACTAATCTATTGTCAGGACTCCCTCCAACAGCTAACTTTGTTCTTGGAATCACATCAGCTTCCAAGTTGGCATACATGACAAGATTTTCGTGGTCAACAAGTCTTTCTCGAATATTTCCAAAATCATCGACAGTCTTGTTTGGGTCAACCACAATAATATTGTTTTCGTCAACTTCAACAAAAATATTTCCACTTGTGTCTGCCTGTATGTTACCTGCCATAATAATAAAAATGATTTTCTAATGCTCCCTTATAGTCCTGTAATGATGGTAGAAGAGGAAATGGAATAATCAATACCGCACCATCATAAATGTTGTTTTCAAGGCCTCCAAATTGTGGATTTGCCTGAAGAATTAACCATCCGAATACAGGTGAGTTATAATATTCTTGTGAAACTTTGTCTAATCTACTTTTTGCAACTTTATAAATGTAAGCCTTGTCAGTTGGCTTTTGGGGCAAAGAAACATAAGGGACTACTGTTTGTTCCCCATTAATAACAAAATCACTATACCTATTCCAATATTGATATGCCATTAGTTAAGTTTTGCTTTCGATATATATGCGTTAGGTAGATTTCCATTCGAATCATTCCAAGTTAATACATTTGTATTTTGGTTTGTTGTGTTAGCCAATCCTTTTATCAAATTTTCTTTCGTCTTTATTTGTTGTGGGCCAGAAGGGTCTATACTTGTAAAGGTTAAGTTTCTTTGTTTGTCTAAATCGAATGGAGTATAAATTAAATAATCTTTCAAATCGTTTTTTTCCAAATTTTCAATAAATGATTTTGTAATATTATTTTCTTCCAAGAAAATTGGTCTAACAGTTCTAATCCAATATGTATCAAATATTGCCTCAATGTCAACAGACCCGTCGCCGAGCAATGCTTTGTTTCCAAGAACATTTCCAATAATCTCTTGTTTGAAAGTTTCATATTTCTTTTCATCAAGAACATCATCAGAAACAATCATATAAACTCTTCTGAATGGTTTACTATCAAATTGTGGGTTATTACTAAACGGATTGAAAACTTCTTGTACTGTAACTGCGTTTGATTTTCCATTAGTAGTTGCAAATACCAAGACACCTTCATACTCCGTACTAGTTGCTGGATAAGTAAATTTTTTATTACTTTCAATCACAGTGTTGAAATTTTCAATACTGTCTTTGATTTTTACAGTATCTTCAACTAATTCCAAGAATGTATTTTGACTCGATGATGATTTATGAACATCTGTTGTTCCTGAAGTTACATATATCCTTACAGGACCGTTCTTAGCTTGAAGTCCATCGGTACCAGTATCACCACTGGTAGCACTATAAAGTATAGTATTTAACCTACCAAGAGTTTGAAGATAACTTTGTTCTTCATTTACTAAACTTTGTGTTATTGTCGATATTGCGTTTTCAAAAGACCCTCGTTTTCTTGACACGAAATTGGAATAATTTTCCTTAATTGCTCTGATTAGTTTTGGTGACAAGTTTTTAGATGGTTCAGAAATATATTCAATAAATCCTTCTTGATCATCTTTTATATTTTTAACTAATTCTCCAAATATGGTATCAAACCTTTTTTCAATGTTACTAGGTTTACCAAATAAAATACTTGTTTCATCAATAGTACTAATTGCAAACTTACCATTTGTATAGTTTCTCTCTAACATCCATTGTTGTCTAACCGCGTTATTATATTGATTAACACTTTCTTTAGTTTTATTAACAACATTTGTAAAATATGTCTGAGTGTCACTTACTACTTTTTTCATAAATGTACTGTAACTTAAAACTCCTGTAGTGTTTCCACTTGTATCAGTAACATTACTAACAATATTTCCAATAGTACTATTATTATCTTGTCCGTTATTTGGTGCAGCACTATTGACTCCTGGAATTGGTGGAGGAATCTGTCCTTCTAAAAATATTTGGTCTAACACTCTTGAAGACTCAATATCCGTAACATCAGCTCTATCATCATAAATTTCTGTGTTAGCATAGTAATTAAAGGTCAAGGCATTCTGTAACTTGTCAACCGACTCTTTTAATCCACTACCTCCAACAAATTTGAATTGCAGTGAAATAGTGGCAATCATAGGTTGTACACCAATTCCTTCAGGATTAAGGTCTAATCCTTCGTATGAAATGTTAAGTCCATCAGGAATAATTTTTGTGTTATAAAAATCACCTATCCTTAACACCAGTACTGGAGGAGCTCCAAATGATGTATTACTGGCATCTTTGTTATAATTCAAGGTCTGTGTCTCACCATCTGATTTGATTGTAGGAATAGTATCACCAGGCCTCATACACTGTTGTAAGAATGTCAATCTTGAGTTTAATCCCTCTGGCGTTATTGAATGAAACGAAGGTTGGAAAAACTTTAATTTATCCTTCAAGTTATCGAAAACCATAGGTGTAGTTTCTTTAATAACTTCAAAATAATCACACTCGGTCAATAAAGCCCTTACAACCTTTTTAGTAATGTTATCTTTAGGTTTCCATTCTGGTGTTAGAATAGGTATTGTTTCGGTGGTTGCGGATAATGTCCCAGTCAAACCTATAATCGGGCCAGGCCCTCCTGTAGGATTAGTTTGTCCACCAGGTGTTCCTTGACCATTAGGTCCTGTCTGTGGAGCTTTTAAGTTTGGAACTATCTTTGAAATAAATGACCTTCTACAAGCCATTGCCCCAACTGTAAAAACTTCCTTAGCTCCAACTGGAGTATCACCTCCATCCGCACTTGGACTACTATCACTACAATCAAATGTTTTTCCATTAGGCTCAAGTGAATCAATATATGGACCTTTGGTCAAACTGCTTTTCTTAGGATTAGATACTGCCACTTCTCCGAGGGCACCAGCTCTATCGGGGCCAGTGCCAGTATCTTCTTTAACAATTAATCTAACAGGATTTGGTTCCATGTATTTTTTTGTTGCATCGTTTTCCACAAAAAATTTGACTGTTGCCGCTATTCTACGTTTTGATAACTCAAGATTATATGATTCAGTTGCAGGTGCTGAACAACTTGAACTAATGTATACTGTTACAGTCCCTTCGTTAGTTTCTAATTGTTTTCCCAAATCTATCGCAAACTCATCCATTGCCTTATAATTTGGAGTAACAACTGTATCGAAAAAACTTTTGGTTTCTGTAGCATTTGATTTTTTGGAATACTGCTCATTAACTTCTGTAGTATATCTTGCGTATTCAGTTGTATAATTTATAGTTGTGTTCGGTTTTGGAAAATCGTTTCCAAAATAAAATCCTAGTTGTAAATATTTGTCGAAGTTTAAGTTTGTATTTCCACCTGCACCCTCTTGAGCGAGTGGTTGAGCTTGTGAACCTGGCGAGAATGCTCCAGACTCTAATGTAGTACGAGTGTAAATAATTTGTTCCCTAGTCATTTCTTTTGAAGAAATTACTTGTTGTAACTCGAACAAATCATTTGGATTTATTGTAACATATTTTTTAGCTAATTCGTAAACATCATATTTTCTACATCCAGCAAAAAAAGATTCTAAGATACTATCAATACGTGTTTTGTTTGTTTCGTTAGATAAAACTTTATTTACGATTACATTAAGAATTGATGGATGATCCACAACAATTTGCCATGAAAGTTGTCCTCCCCTTGATGTATTTTTATAAGTATATATTGGTTCTGGTCGACCCAAAAAATCAGATCCATGCCAGTTTGCAGATACGCTTTCACTAAATGTCAATCCATAAGGTGGAAACCACATCACTCTACCACCGTTAGGGCCTCTCTCACAAACAGGTAAATCGGATGTAGAAAATCCTGGTGTACTAGATGTTCTCCACGCCAAGTTCTCTAATGAAAACATATATTTTTTGGCAACCGCATTATTAATATCACCAACAATATTTGTTGAATCCTGTCCACCTTCTTGTTTGTTTGGTGCAATATTAAGGTTATAAGTCTTATCTAATACTGAATACGCGAATCTTCTTCCTTCAGTCGTAATACCATCTGTTTTTTGTAAATCATTATATTGTAAGTATGGTAAATCTTTCGCAAATACACGACAATACTCAGTACCAACTTCTTGACCAATAGCACCGACATATCTATAAACTCTTGAACCTTTTGTAAGTTCTTTGTATCCATCATTGAATACTTTACTTACTTGGTCTATCGCATTTCCAACATGTTGGAGACGCTTACCCCCTTGTGGTTGGCTGTCAATTAATCTCTGCGTATCATCAAGAATTGACCCTTGTCTAAACTCATTATTAACTGATTCCGTATTGACATAAGATGACGGTCTGAAGTCTTCGTCTTGTTCAGTAATCTCACCGTTAATACCAACTTTCTTACCAGCATTACCTCTATATTTTGGAGACACCCATGTAAATCCACCTTCGATTCCTCCACCATTACTATATGTAGGCCCATTCGCTCCAAGTCTTACAGATTGACTTGGTCCTTCATATAACTGAGCTAACTCTGAAGGTCCATAAACTGGTGATTGTTGTTCAACACCAAATTGGTTAACTGGAACATCTCCAACCGGAGAAAACACTTGAGATGGATTGGAAGTTATACTCCCAACATAAAAGTTACTATTGTCTGAAACAGTACCGACAAGAGCTCCACCTAATCTTTGAAAAAAGTTTCTTGGGAAATTTGGCTTATATCTGTTAAAATCAATGTTCTTGAATAATTGAGACCTTTGACCCGCTCCCATGTTGTTAAACATGATTTGGGAACCAGTCTCCCCACCACCCATTAATCTATTGAAAAACTTACCAACACCACTTCTTCTAAAAGCGTTGGAAATTTGTTGTATTGTGGTTGGCTGGCCCAAAGTTGTATTTGGGTCAAAATATGATCCAGGTATAGGAGATACGGGTAATATACTTCCTCCAAGTCTTAAAGCAAAGTTTGTTGCAGCAAGTATTGGGTTAGCGGTTACTGTGATAGTATAAACAGGTTCAATTATAGGAACAACACCTGTTAATATATTGACAATGTCAGTACCACTAGAAACGTTAAGGATATTTGCCCTCCCTAATGTATCTTGTCGTATTTGCGCCGCAATCCTGTCTCGGAACTCTCTCCTAAGAGTTTGCGCACCTAAACGTGCAATAAATGAATCTTGGCTTAATAAACCGTTACTTCCACCGGGGTCTTGTGATAATAAAATAGAAACTGGTGTATAAGTTGAAGATACAAACGTTGTTGGATATGGTTGATTATTTTGTGTATTTGTTGATACAGGACGATTGAGTGAACCAAAAAATTCCGCTCCGTCTAATGCAACTTCATTTCCATTTGAAAAAACGTTTAGAGGTTTCCACTTTTGAGACTCGGGAATAGATTGGTCAACTATGTTTGCATCTTGATACCCATATTCACCCTCATTCGATTTTGTATTTAATAATGCTCCAGGGTCAGGTACTTGCTTATATCCACCTTCATTTCCATACTGATTTAATGGAAATAATTTATTGGCAAAAGAAGGCTCATCAATCAATTTATCAGGACTATCTTGAACTGAAGAATTCGATTGAACGTATTCCGTATCGATTGGTTGTGTAGGTCTATTTGGAGCCTTCGCATAGGGAGTTAAATTCCTAGTTAAAAGTTTTTTTCTAAACCCTTCTGAATTTGCTAAATCTAATAACGGACTTGCCATTTATATCTTTTATTAATAAATAGGTTGTGGTTGTTTTTTTATTTTAATAAGCCGGTACTTCGGTTCCATTTGGGTCGTAAACTTTTATTAAATAGTTTCTAAAATATTGTTCATTAACGACTGATTTGAATATTTTTTTCCACTCCTCTATTTGTTGGGGGGTCATATTTTGAGGTGCATCTTTAAAATTTACGTTAAAATCAGGTATTTTTCCTCCAAATTCTACATTTAATTTTTGTGTCTTTGGTAGTGTTGTCGGGAGACCATAACTTGGAGTTATTGGTTGAGTACCTTCTACCGTCAACCTTGTTGAATTAACAGGAGTGTTTGTACCACTGACTTTATCTTCTGTACTTGAATTAGTATTTGATTCAAATAGTCCATTACTAAATTTTTCTTTTAATTTCTCCCCAATTTTTATGGAAATATCTTCTATCTTATCTTTAGTTTTTTGTGATAAATCCTGCAATCTTTCTCCTGAAATTAATTCTTCGAATATTTTTTCTGGCTCAAAATTTCCTTTCAAAACAATCTTAGACAAGTCTCCTTCCAAATCGGAAAATATTTTGTCCACTTCTTTTCTTATTTCAGGTATTTGAAGGTCTTTATCGTTAGTTATAACATTCCCAATTTCTTCAGTCATTTTTCTAATTTCTTCATTCAAACCTTGTAAGGTTGGTGCGGTTACGACTCCTCCAGTTATAGCCGTCCTGATTGCCGCCAAGTCAGCGTTACCAATTTCTTGCAAGGTCATTTGGTCTCTTGTTAATTCTTCTATTGATTTTTCAGCATCTTTTTGTTCATCAATTAATTTATTAAACTCTGTTTGAGTAATTTCACTTAATTTTTTTGTTTGTTCTTGACCCCTTTCATCTCTAAATTCAACTTCATATTCTCCACCATCTCCCATTCTAGCAATGTTTGCCAAATATTGTTTGTCTTCTTCATTTTCAAATTTTATTGATGGGCTAATTTGAGATAATCTTTTGTCAACTTCAAGAGCGGCGACTCCTAACTTACTCATTTCAGCGGCATTGAACCCTGTTATTTCTTCTAACTCTTTAAATTTTAATATACCCTCTTGACTAATCTTGAAGGATTTCGTTTGATTGTCGAAATATGCAAATTTTTTGGAAATTTCAATTAAACTATCTTGAATTCCTGATGGATCATTAAGTGATTGATTTAGTAGTTGTAGGGGGTCTCCTAAAGATCCAACTGCAACACCTAGTCTTTGAAATGCTGCTGCGGCTTCAATTGCCACTTCTGGAGACGATAATTTATCCGCAAAACTAAAAGTTTTAGACATGTCAAGTCTTAACATTGAGGCTTGGGCTGCCATCTTAGTTAAACCTTTTACACCGTCTTCAAATTGAAAACGGTTCATTTGTGCCATGTTTTTGGTTACATCACCCATGACCTGTTTAGCATTACCACCTATACTTCGGACATAATCTATGGAATCTTTTAGTGCCTCAGGTATTGACTTGATTGACATACCAACGTCTAAAAAGGTGGTCGCTAAAGTTTTAGCATCACCTCCAAGTACTTTGGTTGCGGCATATAATTTTGTAATTTGCTCATCCGTAGCGACAACATTTCTCGCCGATGCCTCTGCAACACCAATTATAATACCAGCAACATCTTTGATATTACCTCCAAGTCTAGCAACTTTTGGTGTAGTCTCCGCTAAAGCGTTTTGTAACTCGTATACTCTTTCTCTTCCTTGAGTAAAGACACCTAAAATCTGATTACTAAACTCTGAAAGTTTCTCTTGGGATTTTACAAAATCTAATTCTTCTTTTCCTCCAGCATAACCCGAACTTGGGTCTACTGGGTTAGTGTTAGTACCTGCTTGAAAAAACATAATTTTACTTTATATATAAATACAAAAGGACTGAATTTTCAGTCCTTTTTATTAAGTTCGACCCATTTATTTAAAAGATACTTTCGAACAAACACCGGCATTATCAAAAAATCTGAGTATGATATATCCAAAAGAGTTTTTAGATAATAAAATTCATCAATTTGTCCTTTCCTATAATCAGAAGAAAGGACGAAAAAAGTCAACCCCAAACCCAACATTAACTGTTAGTTGCTCTCCTGATGGGGTCATTACTGTTCTTGTTAAATCTAATCTTGGTTCATTATCATCCATGAACTTTTTAATATATTTTGAATCTGCAATTGGCATTTGGTCCACAAATCTAGCGATGTCAGATTTATCAGTTACTCCATTTGCTTCGACAATTTGTTTATTCAATCTCCAAGTAACTTTTGGTGCGGTTCTCCCTTGAGGATAAGACTCTGACATTCTTTGTATTTCCAATATTTCACCGTAAGTCATTGGTTTAATTTTTACAGTTGTTTGAGATTTTGGTAACTGAGTGATAAATGTTCCATCATCCGACGGTTGCTGTCCTTTAATTATATCTAATTCATCTAATCTGACAGTTGCTTTGAATGGTTTTTTTGTGATTGGGTCGGTCAAATTCAGTTCCATTTCAGGCCCGAATGCCGTATTTCTTAAAAATATAAGTATTGCCTCAACGTCTCCTTCTAACAAATCATCAATACGAACATCAGGTTCGTAGATTTTAGACCTCAATAAAGTTTGAGTCATGTCGTTACCTCCACCCATGAGAATGTTTTCATCATTTGCAGTAAGGTATCCAACTTTGATTGATTTTTTCTTATTCTTGTAGAAGAGACCGTGTGTCGGTAAAGGAACAACGTCGTGAGGTAACGTAAAATTAGATTGTCCGTGTTCTATTGATTGATTATCCATATAAAAATTTAACCGTAAAGTTTAGTGCTTTACGGTTAAATATAATTGTATTTGAATTTTAATAAATAGTATCTTGATAAATTAGTAAACAAGTACGCAACGGTCCATCCTAAGTGTTGCATTAATTGTCGCTAATCCGTCTTGTGCATAACTCAAAGAGTTGAAGTTTACATCGGTTAAGAAAGTACCATATAAAATCCACTTTTCTACAACAACACCGGTTGGGTCCAACATTTCGAGGTCAACATCTTTTTTATAACCTGCGGCATAACCCATACGACCTGTCACAGATTCAGCATGTAAACGTACCCACTCCATAAGTGCCTGAGCGGCTGAAGGTCCAATCGGATCTCTAAACACCGCCGGAATTGTTTGCCAAGTGAATTTACCAGCAACATAAGTTTCAGTATTCAAAAAAGGAATTGGAACTGGGTTTATAATAATATGTGGTCTTGCCGCAGATTCAACAAACCATTCATTTATACCAAGAGATGATGGAAACCTTAGGATAAAACGATTCTGTCGTTTTGGTTCGTAAGGAATCGGCATTTTCATTAACAAATCAGCCATGTGTTTTTAATTTTTTTGTTTTTGTTATTTTATTGATAAATATATCCTTTCACAAAAATTTTTCTATTTACTTTTTTTTTGAAAACGATATTCTTATTTAACTTCCTGCTTAACTCCTCCAGCAGTAGAATAAGTTTTTACTATATTATCTGGTTTATTTTTGAAGTGTTTTTGCATTACTTCTATATTTTTTGGATCATCGTCACTAAATCCTATAGATAAGTTATCTGGATTAAATTTATTCCTAATATCCTTTTTTAAGAATGCTCTTTTATTTAAAACTGCTGCCATAGCTTTAATATAATTTACAAAAGCCTCCATAGCCTCTACTTTAGCTTCTTCAGGATTAACCGCTCCTTGGTCATCACCAAAAGACACTGGATGATACTTATTAAGTTCCAAATATGACTTAATTAATTCTTCATCACTCATTTCATCTTCACCTACAAAAGACCGATATTTTTTAAGATTTTTAATTAACTCGTCTTTGTCTATCCCGTTGAACCCATCTATAATGTAATTATAAATTGCTTCTTTTATAGTGTTCGGGTTATGTCCCCTCGCAGTAATTATTGCAAATATTGAACCGTTATTGATTGCTTCTCTGAAATCATCAAATGCCGGTCCTTTTTTTGCCCTCATAGCATCCACCAAAAAATCTTTATCACCATCGGTTCTAAAGTTTCTAAATGGAGAGTCACTATAACCTACTATTGTGTTACCTTTATAATTAAATGGTTCTTTTCCTATTTGATGTCTAAACTCGGCGAAATCATCAGTAGACATTCCAACTTCATTACCACTCTCATCTTTAACTAAAATTTTAGTTGGCATATGAACTATATTATCGTCCCAATCGAACGCATAATATTTTAAGTCTGGAGTACCTTTACTTATAAATCCTTCTGTAAAAACTTTTTTCATTTGGCTAAAGGGGGGATTTTACCCCCCTATTAATTATTAGATATTTTCGAACGAAGCTCCTGTTGGAGTGATGAAGAATTCGATATCGATGAATTCTAATGCCTTCGTTGGTTTTAAGTATATCTTTCCTGTTAATGTATTTCTATCTAAATCTTCAGGTGAAGAAGAAACTGTTACTCTAAAGTCATAAAGACCTCTGTCTCTTCTGATTGAATCTAAGATAGGGTTAACACTATCCAAGAATTGTTGTCTAACGATTTGGTCGTTTTGTTCGAACAACAATCTTACCGCTACTGCTGAAATCAACTTACGAGCTTGAAGTAACAATCTTCTTACGTTCAATCTGTTAAGTGCTGTGTCAGCGACTTGTAAGGTTTTGTTACCCCAAATTACAGTTCCCACATCAGAGAATGTTGCAATTGGGTTGATTCTACCTTGATACAAAGTATCTCTATCTTCTTGAGTCAACTTAACTCTCGCTTTGATAGAGTTTACAAGACCTCTTGTGTAACCTGCCGATGCGAACCAAGGGAATGCGATGTTATCTGTCAATGCTAAGTTTCTACAAACTTCACCTGTTGCAGGTAAGTAAATTTGTGTATTATTAACAGTATCTCTTGTAAGAATCCAAGGATAGTAAGTCGCGGTATAGTTAGAATCAATACCTGTGTTATCCAAATTATCAACTGCCTCTTGAGAGTAAATGATATCCTGAGGATTAGTCGCATCAGGAGTATACATGTTATAGTCAGGAGTAGTTGCGATGTAAACTGAATCCGCTCTTGAGAATTGTACCATGTCGATAGCCTCTTCTACAAGGTTAGAGTTGTTTACATAATCAATACTTGATGTTGCAAATACGTTGATGTTAGTTGATTCAGGATTTGCGAATGTCAAGATACCAAGTAAGTAAGCGTAGTAATCGGTGTTAGCGAAATCTTGAGTATTGTTAGCAACAACAATTCTTTTAAATAAACCATCTCCTGTAGCATTTGGATATCTTGTTGAAGGTGATGCACCTGCTAAGAAACCTGTCGCTCCTAATTGGAATCTGTCTTCGTTAGTTCTGAACTCTCTGTAAATGTCCCATCCATCAAAACCTCCAGCAAAACATATAGTATATTTTCTTGAATAAATGAAGTAGTAAGGATTTTCTTGAGTTTCAGGGTCTCTTGTGAAGTCAGCAACACCACATTCAAATGCAGTTTGACCACTGGTTAAGACTGAGTTACCAAGTGTTACTACTGTCGCTCCTGAATCCATGTGGAAACCTTTACTTAAATAATTCCATGGTGACCCTTCAACAGGAAGTGGAGATGTTACCCAATTCAAAGGATTTTGTGTTCCTTTATATTGTAAGAATGAATCATCAATTCCAAATTGACTTGAGAAACCTAAATAACTTCTTCTAACAATATCTCCTGAAGATTCAGTTACATCGGTTGGTGCTCCAAATGGAGGGTTGTAAATTACTTCACCAGGAAAATAATATTTTGTTTTGAAAATTGGAACTGGTGAAGGGTTACTCACTGATGCGTATTCTCTTTGAGTGTATCCGTAGAAACCACAAGGAATTGCGTCGATTGGTGCTTCATCTGCTAATTCAATCATAATGTAACGTGAAATCAAAGCGTATTCTCCATCACTCGAACCAATTTTCTTAGCTACGAAATTATTGGAATTAGGATCCATGTTACAGTTAGTGAATTTCTCTATTACCACAGGATTAGCATCTGTGTCGAAGAAATTTCTAACCAATACGTCAAATGACATATTATTAAATGATAAGTTAGCGATAGAAACTTTTACTTCTGTGTTCGCCGCATTACCGTCAGAAATTGATATAAATTTGAATAAGTTATAAACCTTATTACCTCTAAGTTCAGATACTAAATAAGGAGTACTTGGTGACTTATATTGAGTTACATTGTATGCTATTGATTGTGGGTCTTCACTTCTAGCACCTTCAAGTGCAATTAAGTTACAATCCAAACCACGAATATATCCTTGGTTATATGCGTAAGCTAAAGTTCCTGGATAAATTTCTTCAACATATACGGGAACTTCATTTCTTGATTTACCAAAGTTATCAACACCTAACACTTTTGTTATATACTTAGGAGAAGATGCGGACATAGATGCTTCAAAAGAGAAATTGTCGTTGTCTTTTGTAACACCTGAAATTAAGAATGATTCAAAAGGAGACTGAGTGACTCCTGAATATTGTTCGGTACATACTAATTGTAAATCAGTTAAACCACTAACCTCATAAATTGGTCCATGGTTATCGCTTGTAGTACTATTAGTATATAAAGATATACCTCTAGAACGTAAAGTTGCAACAACCATGTTGTTGTATTCTGAATACGCAGTTCCTGAGTAATTGTAAACACTACCAGATATAGTACCTGAGAATGTTGAAGACGCTCCTGATGTTAAAGAAGAAACATAATAAAAGAATGAATATCCAGAATATGCATTTCCTGATGTAATGTCAAAATTAGCATAGTACCAAGGGTCATTTTCATCCGCGGACAAGTCATTTATTGCAATATTAACTGAATCACATCCGTATTCATTGATGACATTTGAATAAGTTCCAGTCAAATTATAATAATCACTCTCAGGAATAGCTCCATAGACAACCAAAGTATTAGCCGACAAAGATGGAGTATCCATAACGTTATTAAGGTTACTTGTAAAATCTAATCCCAAAGTTGAAGTACTACCATCTGACAATCTGTATTGATTATTGATGTACGCTTGAACTATTGGAGGAAGTGCTCCACCAACAAATTCTACAGTATTTCCTGTAGAAGAACCTGTGAAGTTTGCACTCCATGTTGTGCCAGTTGCAGGACTAAGACCTACGGTTAATGGGTCAACATTTGCGGTCACCTTAATACTCCAAGACGGTCCAGCGTCATATCCTGACAAACCTAAAATTCTTGTAACAAAAAGTTGATTAGATTGTTGTAAGTATGACTTTGCAATATATGCCGCCTCATACTTAGGGATTTGTGTGTTTATAAATTTTGTAGGTTCAGTCCCCCCAAAATATGCTTGAAACTCATCGTAGTTTGTGATAAAGATAGGTTCGAATGCGG